ACTGGATATTCACTAAGCGTCATTACGATGGCCGGTAACCCTTCGACCGACACATATGAGTTCTGTTCTTCGCCTGGTCAAACAACGACGTACGTAGCCTTACCCGCATCACCACCGTTTCAAGTTCTGGATAATATAAACTTCGCTCCTCCGGCAACACTACCGTTTAGTGCTACTAAGTTTTTAGTTCAGATCGGTTATTATCCGCATAGCATGCAGGATGATCCCGTCACTGACTGTACGTCTGGGTGTAAGATCGGTGTTGACCACCACAATACAAGTGCCTGGTATAGGGTTATTTATGCCGACTCTAACTACCTGCCAAAATCTATAGGTGATCCTGTATTGATCCCTAGTCAAGGGATATTCTAGATACCATGCCCAACAACTCTGAACTTGGGCAGGGAGAGTTTGGAACAACCGAGTTTGGAGCAAACCAACCCAGCGGTGGTTCTGGTGGGAGCGGTGGCGGCTCTGGGTTCGGTGCAGGAGAATTTGGCGCTACAGAGTTCGGTAACATTGGGTCGTCACTAAATGTACTCACTATTGCCGTCCTAGTAACCTCTACTACTGGTGGTATTAAGGAATTACTAAGGAACATACTGGTGGTTGTAAACTCCAGTATGACTGACACCAAGATTATATCACGACTGATTCCTTTCGTAGGTGGTAGTAATGTGGGTGTCATTAGACAATATTTCTTGTATCGTTTGTTTGTGGCAGCTTCGACGGTATCGAGTATTAGAACGGCTCTAAAACGATTCTCGGTCAGTTCAGTAAGCAGTGCTGTAAGTTTGCTGGCGTTCCAGGTCAAGATAGTCAGTGTCTCGGTAGTAATCAATTCTTCGATTGTGTTGTTCAAGAATCTGACTATAAATAGAGCTGTGGTATCGGTTGTGTTCCCTCTGGCATCTCGCTTTATAAGTATTGCCAGATCTTTTGTGCAGACATCCGTTGTAGGTTATGTACGAAATATCAGCAAGAGCATAGCCACTACATGTTCTAGTGTTCTGAATGTATTACATACCATTATTACTTATATCTTACCGACACCCAAGTCGCGTATATACCATGTCAGGCGTGAACAGCGTACATGGATTGATACGGGTAATAACCTAGACACCTAATCTTCGTGGAGGCTTAACTAATGTCAATCTTCATCATGCCGGATGGTAAGGCTCCTACAGAAGTACTGGACTACGCGATAGATATGACGCGTGAGCTGGCTAACCGGGTTAATGGGCAGTCAGACGCCATCAGCGGTGTTGTGTGGACGGTACCTAGTGGTTTAAGTGAAGTCACTTCATCTTTCACTAATACAGAAGTAACTATATGGTTGTCTGGTGGAACACTGGGAACCTCATACGAGATAGTAGCCGTGATAACAACGTCAAACTCACGAGTATATAACCGATCATTCATTTTGGACATTGTCAACAAGTAATTATGGGAAGAAGCAAAGAACCAGTAAACTACTACAATACCTCTCGAATAGTAGGTAGCAGTGTAGTAGCCAAGCCGGTAACTCTTCAACTTCCTAATGCGCACCCAAGGCAATTTGAACTTATCAGTGCTCTTGATGACCCTACAAAGCGTTTCATCGTCGGGGCCTGCGGGACTAAGTTTGGCAAGACATACGGAAGTACGATTGCACTTGTACAGAATGCTTGGAATGAGAAAGACTCATTGAACTGGTGGGTATCACCTACCTTTGCACAGTCAAAGATTGCTTATGAGTTGATTCTCAGGTTACTACCAAAGGATACATATTGGGAATACAAGGCTGATATGAGGATAGTCCTTTTACAGCCTGATAATAGCAAGCGGAGTACTATTGAGTTCAAGTCTGGTGACAACCCAGGATCTCTTAGAGGATTCGGTGTCAACTTCTTTGTAATGGATGAAGCGGCCAGGTGCTTGTACGACTCCTACGTGTCACTGATGACCACGGTTACTCAGACGATGGGCAGAGGGTTCTTTATTTCTACACCGTTTGCCCGCAACTGGTTTTACGATGTTTACCAAAAAGGTGTCAAGTTTGATGATGACGGTACGCCTCTGTACGAGCCTGGTGAAGACCCCGATCCAGAATGGTTCTCCATTAGGATGCCGACCTGGAGTAACCCACACGTCCCGCTAGAGGCTATCAGGCAACTAAAAAAGAACATGCCTGAGGATGTGTACAGGCAGGAAGTGGCGGCTCAGTTCTTGCAAGATTCTGCCGGTGTTTTCAGGAGAATCAAGGACTGTATCCGTGGATCATTGCAAGAGAGAGTAGCCGGTAAGTCCTACGTCATGGGTGTGGATCTGGCACGGTTACGTGACTACACAGTCATAACCGTCATGGACAAGGGAACTAGGCATGTTGTCTACCACGAACGCTTCAACCACCTAAGCTGGGAAGTCCAGTATCAGAGAATCATACAGGCAGCTAGGAAGTACAACGCCAGTGCGGTAATGGACTCGACGGGAATTGGTGACCCTATTGTGGAAACCATTCACAATGCTGGTATACATGTAATACCTTACAAGATCGGTGGAAGTGCCGCTAAGCAACAACTGATCGAGAAGCTTAGGATCAACATAGAAAATGAAAAAATTTCCTTTCCATATATCCCAGTACTCAAAAAGGAACTGGAAGTATATGAGTACAAGGTTACCGATAGCAACCAGGTAAAGTACGACGCACCGCATGGAATGCACGACGATTGTGTCATCTCACTTGCCCTGGCTAATTGGGGCGTTAGTATGCCGGAATTGGTGTACCGATATCGTTCTATGCCGGGTATCTAAATATGGCAGACCTAACAGTAGTAATACCATCTCGCGGAGCTTTTCTCGGACTTTGGGCAACCATTCACAGTTGCCACCAAGAGTTAGAGGCGAGTGGTGTTAATGCAGACTTCGTTGTCGTTACAAATGGCGAGTTGGGATCTCCTGAACAGAATCAGTGTTTTTTAGCTCTGAAGGATAAAGGCGTACTTAGAAAGCACATTCACAGCAATGAACCACTTACACCGCCCGTAGCTAGACAACGCGGTGTTGCTGAGACTGATAGCAAGTACGTGGCGTTCTTCGATAACCATTGTCTTGTAGCGCGTGATTATTTCAAGCGTGCTCTGTTGGGGATGGGAACGTATGGTATGGACATGCTTCACTCTACGACCATATTCTATGCCAACAATGTTCATAACTATGAGTATCGGTTGAAGTTGGATTACAACTTCTGGGGCGAAGCGGCATCGATGCCGTACAGCACCTACAAACCTTATCAGATCATGGTCGGTGGTCACGGCGGTTTCCTTGTAAAAAGATCGGCTTGGGATGAAGTAGGCGGGTATGGGCCGGAAGAACTATTCAATGGTTATGGTGGGGAAGAGGTTCTATTCGATCTCAAGATGTGGAGATACGGAAAAAGCAACTTCATAGACCCAAAGGTGATTCATTATCACTACGTGGGTGATCGCGGATACTCGCGGCATTTCACGGATGACTATTACACAAATATGCTTGTGACTGCCAACGTAATAGGTGGCGAGAAGTGGTTGTACAAAGTGTTCGACAGCTTCATTACTAAGTCGCATATACGACTCAGGCCGAAGAAACACATGTACGACATACTTGAGACGGCCTATAACAAAAGCAATGTATATGCAAAAGAAGTAGACGCCAATAGCAAGTACTCACTAGATGAGTTGTTGGTGCAGTTTAGAGAAAATCAGGTGCGCGGTTAAATCATGGTAACTCTTGAAAATGCAACATTTACGATTCAGGTGGACGGCTTCGGACAAAGTGAGCCGACGGAAGACCCGGCTATTACCAGACTAAAGACCAAGAATCCTCTCTGGGTAAAGTACGCAGAGCGTTGGAGATTCTACATGGCTGCGTATGAGGGCGGCGAAGAGTTTGCTAATGGCGATAACCTCTTTAAGCATCCTAGAGAGAACGATCATGACTTCTTAGAACGTAAGGATCGTCTTCACAATATGAACTATTGTGAGCCTCTAGTGGACTTCTTTACTAACTTCATCTTCTCTGAATCTATTGATCGGTCAGGCGGGAGTAATAAAACATTCTACGATGAATTTGTCAGGGATGTCAACCTAAAGGGTGAGAGTATAGATGACTTCATGCGCCAGGTCTCTGACGACATGCAGATCTTTGGAATGTCTTACGTACTGGTGGACACACCATTGATGCCTCAGTCTGACAGCCCCAACTACGTACTTACTGTTCAGGATGAAAAGGACGCTAATCTCAGACCTTACTGGGTTCTGATTAAAGCAGAAGAAGTAATAGACTGGACCGCAGACCCGTTCGACAAGATCATATACCTTAAGCGTCTACAAATAGAAACTGTCATGGATGCGGAGGGTAAAGCCGGTAACCTTGAGATATACACCGAGTTCTACCCTGACAAGGTAATCGTCACCAAGGTAATGCGATCTGACGGCGGCAAGACAAAGCTTCTTAGTACAGACACACATAAGAACAATTACGGCAAAGTGCCTATATCTGTGTGCAGGTATAAGAGAAGTAAGTTCGATGCCTATATGGGGGTGTCATTCCTACGGGATTTTGCTTACAACCAGCGAGAGATAATGAACCTCACGAGCCTACTACAGGAGTTCCTGTACCGTCAGGCATTCAATATTCTTGCTAAGCAAACAGACTCAGCTATACCTCTTAAAGAGCAGGAAGACCCTACACTCGGTACTGGTAACGTACTTGAGTATCCGCTTGGTGTTCATGCTCCGCAATACATTACGCCGCCTTCCGATCCTGCCAAGTTTATCCAAGATGAACGGGGACGGATCAAGAACGAAATGTATGCGCGTGCTGCACAGGATGCACTCAATGAGTTGTTCAACGGCGAGAAGTCGAGCGGATTCTCCCAGGCTCAATCATTCTATAAGACTGTTCCATTCATCTCTTCTCGTGCCGACTCTTTAGAGCGTATGGAGAATGGCTTGATGGAACTTACCCTGGACATCATGGGTAAGAAATGGAATGGTAAGTGCAAGTACAAGGATCGTTATGAACTAACAAATCTAACCGACGCCCTTGCACAGTTGACAATCATATTGAAAGACTTCGCTGTTCCCTCTGAAACCTTCGTCAAGGAAGAGATCAAGCGAGTTATCAGACAGTATGACTCGAAGTTGCCGGTCGAGGTCATCAACAAGATTGAGAGTGAAGTTGACAAGATGGACTTTCAGAAGTGGGTAGCGCAGGTACAGCCGCCTGTACCCCCTCCCCCTCCTGAACCGGGTAGTGGCCCAGCTCCGACCGGTAGTGGGCCGCAAGGCAACGGACCCGCTGGAAAGAAACCAGACACTATCGGCACCACAGACATAACGCGAAACGGTAATCAAGATGCAAACCGTTCGTCGCTGAGACTTAGTACATAACTTTGGAGGTTATATTAAATGGCTTATTGGGACAACAAAGCTGCGCTTCGGCAGAGTGATCCAGACACAAAGTTGCTGAATCCAACAGAACCGCAGAAGGCTTCTAACCAGGTGCAGTTTACTAAACCCGCACCTAAGACATTCCTGACTAAGGATGTAGGTAATATCGAGCAATCGGCTCCAACTACTCATGGGCTTAATCGTGAGGATCTTGAGTCGGCTATTGCATTGGCACCGAAGCGGCGACTGAACATCAAGCTTCCTGCTAACTACTAGACAACAAGTTTGCTTTAACCGGCTGTCTTGACAACCCGCTAGACAGCCTAAAAATTTAAGGGTGCTAATTGGAGTAACACAAAATGGCTACTGAGACCACAACAACTCAGGCGACAGACGAAAAGGTGACCTTCACCCCCGAGCAGCAAGCTCGTATTGATGAGATTGTCCGTGAAGCGATGGGACGATCAGGACGCGCTAAGACGCAAGAGGCGGAAGCGAAGGTAACTGAATTGAGTACCAAGGTTACCACCTTGGAGCAGGAGCTTGCAGACGCTAAGCAAGCTGTTAAAACTGCTAAGACTCCCGTAGACAAGCAAGCAGCTAAAGATGAGCTGGAAGCAGTTCAGGCTCAGATGGCTGAAGTGAAGGCGGCGAGTGAACTTACTCGTCAGCAGCTTGAACGGGCGAATAAAGTGGCGGCTGATAAAGATATTGAAATCGCAAAAGCGCGTGGTGAAGTTAGCGATGTCCGAAAGCAGAATGCTATTCAAGCATCTGCCAGCAAGTTCGGGTTCGTTGACTCCAACGCTATTGCGAAGCTTACCGGGGATGCCGTCAAGTTTGACGAAGCCCTCGGGCGTTTTACGGTGACCGGCGAGAACGGCTCTGAGAAGCTTAATTCAGAGTATAAGCCGATGACCTTGGATGAGTTTTATAACGACTACGCGGCTAAAAACCCTTGGACGGTTCGTAGTGATTTCAAGTCTGGTGCCGGTTCTTCTCAGTCTGGTAAGACTGGTTTGGTTGGTTCTAAGTTTGAGATCACTGAGATCTTTGGCTCTAAGAGTAATTCTCAAAAGGCCAATAAGCTCGCTATGGACGACCCGAAAGAATACCACCGTCTCAAGCTAGAAGCCAGAGCAGCCGGTATTATCGCGTAAAAGGACTAGACACCCAGACAGGGTGTGCCCTCATTTTTAATAAGGAGTAATTCATGGCTGTTACAGCTATTGCAGATATTATCAATCCCGAAGTACTTGCCGATCAAATCTCGGCTAAATTTCCGGATATGTTGGTGCTGGGTAACACTAACCTCGTTGAGGTTGACAGCACTTTTCCGCTGGGTTCGCCCGGTACAGTTTTCAAGCTGCCCTTCTGGAAGCGTATTCCGGCCTTCGGTTCTTTGACTGAAGGTACCGCGATGACTCCCGGTAAGATTGGTGCCCTGGCCGAGTTCTGCGTTGTGCAGCGTGCCGGTGCCGCGTACGAAGTCTATGACACTGCGCAGTTGGTGTCTAAGGCTGATCCGGTATCTGAGGTTTCGTCCCAGATCGGTCGGCGTGCGGCTGAGTGGATCGACAATGCTCTTGTGGTTGAGGCTGGGAAAACCCCCAATACCTACGACTACACTGGCGTAGGTTCTGGTGGAACTCTGGATCAGAACTTCATTGCTGCGTCTGTCACCACGACTCTGGGTGATAACTACGGCAAGTTGACGGCGGGCGGTGCGGTTATCATGCACTCCAAAGTGTTTGGTAATCTCTTGCAGACCGGCGCTATCCAGAACCAATACCAGTTCGGCGGCGACGTGATGAAGACTGGAGCCATTCCTATGTTGAGTGGCCTGCCGATCATCGTGTCTGATTTGGTCACGACTTCGGTTGTGTCTACTGTCACCAAGTACCAAACGTTTATCGTTGGTCCTGGTGCCCTGGCTTTGTTCTATCAACGCCAGGTCAACGTTGAGTTTGATCGCGACATTTTGTTGCAGGCTGATGTGATCGCTTCCAGCGTTCACTTCTCTCCGCACCTGTTTGGATACGACGATCAGGGTTCGACGGTGGTTGCTGAGCAGAACAAAAGCATCCACGTGGTCAGCGTCAAGAGCAACTAAAAAAGGTTCTTCCCTTTATGGCGGCTCTGCCTCGGCAACCGCCTTTTTTATCTCGAAAGGAAATTAGTTATGGGTATGTTACGACGCCATCACATTATCAGGCTAGAAAACGAGTCTGTCATGAGGGCTGCTATGGAACAGGTTCAAGAGAAGTTGAAAGACCAAACTACTGAAGAAGTTCAGAAGTTAGTTGACGATGCTGCCAAGGTATCCAAGAAGACCGCTGCCAAAAAGGAATAGCTAAGTGTCACTTCCACTGATTGTTTTAGACAACACGCTCTCGGATGAGTTTGCCAACTCTTATGCTGACGTTTCATATTGTGACGACTATTGGGCTAACCATTTCGATCAGACTAAAGCGGCCCAGTGGAGCGCTTTAAGCGAGACTCAAAAGGAACGCTTGCTTATTCAGGCATGCCGAATCCTAGAGACCGCTAGGTTCACAGAGAGTAGCCGCATGCGAGACAATTACAACCTTGTTTACGACAGACGGTCTCGGCTGGTTGTGCAGCTTAACGATCAGATTCAACCTGTTAAGTACTACTATTACCAGCGGCTTCAGTTCCCACGCAATATAGACCGCGACATTCTTACTGGTGACATATTTATCCCAGAGCCTATACTGATGGCTCAGTGCGAACAGAGTGTCTATATCTTAAATTTTGACGACACTAGTATGGCTACTCGTATTCAGGGTGTGGTGAACGATAGCACGCAGGTAGATACAATCCGTCTTCGTCAGGCGTTGGTTGCCGGTGGAAGTACATTTTCACCGATGGCTCTTGAGTACGTCAGGCCATTCCTTCTGAAGGCTAACTATCAAGCTCGGAGGCAGTAATGTCTAGAGCGACATCAATTCAAACTCGGGTAACAAACGCACTAAATAAAGTAGGTGCCACTGATCGTGATGTGTACAAGCGTCTCATTGTCAGGACCGGTGGAGATCCACTGACAGGTCGCGGTGTAATACTCGATACACAGGATATCCTGCTAAACCCACAACCCGCTGTACGTGTGATGGGTCCTAACGACACATTCCTTTTAACCAGCAATGGTGTGACGCCCGACGGGTCATTGATTTGTACTGTAGTGGCGACCGCAATAACCAGGCTGGAATTGATGGACAAAGACATGACCATCGTCATGAAGGATGCGGAGGCTAATGAGGAAG